CTACTGGTTCTCTGATTCCGTCGATATCGACTGGAGGTGCTGCAATGAATGCAACGATGAAACATGCTGCTGCTGCCAACAAGCATGGAATCATTAGGACACCGAACCAACCAACATAAATTCTGTTGTTAGTTGAAGTAACCCATTCGCAAAATTCAGGCCATCCTGCTAGGAGACCACCGCTTCTACGTGCGGTTGTGTTTAGAGTTGTCATTTAATAAGACGTTTGTAAGTATGACCTCAAGGGTAGAGGTGAAACTTATTTCCAGTAATCCCTCACTACTGGATATTAAAGACGAGGTATTATACTGCCTATAGGTCTTGGTTTGAGAGCAGTCTTCAGAGGAGGGCGATCGTTCGAGTCCTATGAAATGTGTTGAGATGAAAATCTACTAGTCTTATTTATAGTAACACAACTTTACATAAATGTCAACTCTCAGGAAGATAGGGTTCAATTACGTTCCGGTAAACAAAAGGCATATGATTATACTTGGCATAGAAGAATGGATGCAATCCAGTAATCTTTCTAATCTCGGCAAGAAGTTTGTCACGTTCTAGGTACTGTTTAGGATGACCTGCTTTAGGATGTAGTTTTTTCCTACCTGCTTTTCCTGATATTCCAAATAATACACCCATACTTCCGGGTTTTCTGTCTCCTCTTTCGTCTCGCTCGGATGCCAACCACCCATATTCTAATACGTTCATCTGCATAGACGTGAGTTGTCTAGCGGTGTCAAAAGAAATCTGATCTCTATTAGGACCAACCAGAGAATACTTCCACCACAATTCATCGAATTTGATAAGATCTTCTGTGACAACACGCCACATAGAACCTAGCACTGGTGAGATATAGTCCTTAAAGTTGTATCCAACATCCTTGATGGTTTGGGTAATTAAAATTTGATCCTCCCAAGTATTCATTGATGCCATAAAACCTTCCAACACCTCATCCATATACGAAAATCGATTTGAATGCCTCATGATTGTAAAATCATGGTTTTCAAGATTCTCTTTGGAACGTTCAACATACTCCTTTGTCATCACATAACAACCGTCTATCCATGTTGTCTTAGATCCAATAGAAAAATATAAATGAGGATTAATTTTTGGGTGAGCAGATCTTCTCCTAGGACAATCATGTTCAATTAGAATATCTCTAAACTCCCATGGTCCTTTCTTTTCTACAGTTCCATCGGTGAAACAGACATATTGAACATCTGGATCGTAATAATGATCTGGAATTTCATCATACCCATTAGTGATACAAGTGTAAATGATCATGTTGTTTTGCCAATCAATAATTCTCCTTTACTAGACAATCTAGTTCTGTATCTAAATCTACTTAGTCCTGTCTTCTTACACAACCTCAAAGCAGCATCGTGTGGATTTTTTTCAACAATTCTTTTGTAATCACCCTGCCTAATTTTCCACCAAATTCCTTCTGGAGATGCATCAGAAAATTGATTTATAAATTGCCTACATGGAGCGTGACCATATTTTTTTGGCAAAGCAACTGCCATAGACAATTGATCACGGACTCCACCACGAAGATATAAATCCCACCACCTATCATTAAAATCTTTTTGATCCCTACGCCAAATTACAGTTCCCATTGATTGAAAATGTTTTGAGAAGTCATAAAAAGGATTGATATAATTTGTAAAAGAAAAGATATCTTCTTCACTCACCCATCCCCGGTGTATATACTCAGCACACTCTTCAATATATGTATGTTCATGTGGATGCTGCAATACAAATAGATCGTGCTTCTCAAAAATTTCTTCTGAAAGATCTCTAAATTTTTTATTTAAAAAATGAACTCTACTAGCATCAATATAAACAGAGGGTCCTGAGAATGGACACTTTATTTTAGGTATCCTACTGTCGCGAACCGGGTCTCCTATAGATTTCTCTACCTTAGTGATTACTTGAACCCATGATGGTGCTTGTAAATCTTCAATATAATTTCCAATATTGACAGTGTAGTAGATCATCTATCATCTGCTACTCTGTTCTCTGAGTGATACACGTTGAAGTCTCCTCCGGGATAACGTTTCTTAAGTTTTTCAACGTTACCTGCTATGACATCATCTAAAGACACGTCAAGTGCTTTGCATGCCTGCATCACGTACCACATAACGTCACCCAACTCAATAATAAGATGTTCTCTATTGTCGTCGTTCCAAGGTTTACCTTGGAATAACATCTTCTTGACGATCTCCATAAACTCACCACCCTCGGCAGATATACCAACAGCAGCAGTAAGTAAACGTTGTATTGCTACGTCACCACCAAGCTCTTGTAGACGGTATATAAAAGCATCAGCATCCTGAGACGGTGTGCTTGTTACACTGTTTACAAATACAGCGTATTTTTCGAGATCAACTTGTTTAGAATTTCCAGTCATTAAAACTTGCTTTTGAAACTTTTGCAGGAATAGGTGTATCTACAGTTGTGTCTAAGATATCATCTTGTGCTTCCTGTTCACAATCATACAACCTCATCTTCGGTCTGTCAATACCAACAACGAATCTTTTGTTGTATGTCGGATCATTATATCTATTCTTTAATTGCTTGACCATTAGTTGTCCAAGTTCCTCTAGTTCATCACTACTAATAAGTGCAATCATAAGGTCGGCAGTTGCAGGAAGACCGAATGATTCTGATGTATCTGTGAGATCAGGATCAGTGCTAGTAAAACCACTTCTTGTAGTTTGAGTTGCAGAAAAAATTGGTACGTCAAATTCCACAGCAAGACCACGAAGTTCTTCAGCAATTGCTTTAACATAATTGTATGAATTTACATTGACAGCACTTCTATATCTTGATGAGGCACATATGTTTAGATAATCAATAAAGATAATATCAGGTATAAAATTTTTCTTGAGTTTCAATTCACTCAACAAGGATCTGAAGTGTCCTACATGTGCAGATGCAGTAGGATACTCTTTGATGATCAACTTTCCTTGAGTTTTTTCTCTGAGTTTGTTTACCTTTTTTTCAAATATAGTTTTTGGTAATTCTGCAACTTCTTTGATATTTGTATTCAATAAGTTGGCATCAATTCTTTCTGCTATTTTCTCCTCTGCCATCTCACAAGTAACATACAAAACATTCTTGCCTTGAAGTAAAACACTAGCAGCATAATGACACATGAATAAGGACTTACCAACTCCTGTTCCTGCAAGTGCAATATTCAAAGTTTTATTAGATACACCACCTGCTGTGATCTTGTTAAACATCTCAAGGTCAAACTCTATCTTATTTTCTTTTCTATGATAATATTCATATCTTCCTTCTGAATCATCAATGTAGTCATGTCCTACATGCTGATCAAATCCTACTGCTAGAGCATCTTTCAATATTTCTGGTATAGCATCATTACTATGCTTCTCATCTTGACCATCAGCAATCTGTATACTCTTCATCAATGCAAGATATATTGCCCTCTCTTTACACCACGACTCTGTGGTATCTTCTGCCCATGCTCTCTCGGAGGTTGACTCATGCAAAGCATCAATCAATTTTTCAACTAAAGAAAACTCATCTTGTGTAAGATCATCACGTTTCTCTGCCTCGATATGAAGAACTTCTTTAGAAGGAAGTCCATCATATGCCTTGACATATTCTGCAATTTGTTGAAACACTACACGATCAGTTCTCTCTTCAAAATATTCATCACGAATAAATGGGAGAACCTTACGAGTATATACTTCATCATGAAGTAAATTACTCAGAATCGTTAGTGGTACTCTCTCCGTTTCCATAACTAAAAGTTTGTTTTGCAACAGTGTCAATTTTTTCTAATATTTCCTGAGTAAAATATTTCTCAGGATTCTTGTATATCTCAGAGGCATATATTTTCTTACCATCAACTTCGTAACGAGTTGAGACTTTCTTCCAGATACCACCTTTTTCAGCAAGTTCAAGAAGACCATAGTATTTGTCTAGACCACGTTTATCATAGTATAAACGTGTAGAAATTTGTTCGCTTTCTTTACTTATACGCGACTTAATAACCTTTGCCTTGATAATGTTTCCGACTCTTTCTGTTCCTTCTTTTTCTTGAGATTTAGATAGGTATATGATAGTAGTGGCAGCATACTTGAGACCGCTACCACCGCCCATTTCTTTTGTGGGCATGTAAGATCCGATGACATCATAGGTGTGATTTAATACTATAAGGGGTACTTTTGCTTGACTGAGTTTTTGTGTCAAAACTCTGAAGGTTCCTTTTACAATTTGTGCCTTAGTCATATCACGGACTGACTTACCATCCGCTATATCTTTGGTTTCTTTTTCCGTAGAAAGATTTCCTAAAGAGTCAAGAACTATCAACATTGGTTGTCTTTTTTCTTCTTCCTGACTATTATATTTGTCTAGGATTTTATATGCAACTGTTCTAAAATCTTCTACAGTCAAGCAGTCAATTGTTAAGAACTGTTTACCTGTAGGATCCATTCCCCTCTTCTCTAAGAGTTCCTTTGTGATAGCACCCTCGGTGTCGAAGTATACAACTCCTCCTTTAGGATTTTCTTTCATAAAATTATTACAGATAGAAAGGGCAAAAAAAGTTTTACCCGTTGCTTCTGCTCCTGCAATAGCAGTAATTTTATTGTCTGATACACCACCAAAGATGGATGTGCTACAGAGTGCATTGAAAATATAGGAACCAGTATCTAGAAATGTATGTGATTCTTCTAGATTCTTGGACAACTTTGCGGTGTCCTTTCCTATATCTTTGATTACATCATCAAAAAAATTCATCAAATTACCATTCCATAGGTTTCTCGCAGGATCTTTTTGTAAGGACCACCGGGATGTGCATCCCTAGTTTCCTTTACTAACTTCAATTTTTCATATAGGGATGAATCCCCACCAAGTGTCAACGCTTTGACAATAGTTTCTAGTTCTTTGTCGTTAATTGGTAAATCCAAAATAAAATGTCCTGATTTTAAAAGTATAGCACTAAATGAAGAAAGATTCAAGTGTTGCAGTTTTTTCAAGTGACCACCCAATAGCATCCAGTATCGCCCGAACAGGTTCGATAAAAGATTTATTGAATTGTAAATCGTAATCGATATATTTTTGCAACCCTAACTCAGTAGGAAATTGATTGATAAACGAAATAACATTTTCATGAATCGGATTAGGTTTCTTGAGGTAAACAAACTTTATTTTTTCGCCATTGTTTATCATATTATACTTATTATCTAGTTTATTTTTCTTTATATGATGATTGAAAAGTAAAGATCCTCTAGAGTGAATAGGAGTTCCTTTGGTGTATATGCCACTTGAACTTTGATACTTCGTTACATTAGAAACCGATCTAGGAAATGCAATCTCCTCTGCAGGTAACTTCTTGAAATCTACTCTTGCTTGTTCCACAAAGTCTATAATATCTTGCTCTG